ATAGCGACGGTGTGAATTGGAGCAAAGGTGTGAATAATAGCAACGGTGTGGGTTGGAGCTACGGTGTGAATAATAGCGACGGTGTGAATTGGAGCTACGGAATCATAAATTGTTTTGGAGTTGATAAAGCTATATTCCTGGCAGATAAAAAAAGAGAATGCTCTGTTTTTGGAGTTGAAGTGTCAGAGGAAAGATTTGGTAATGTATGGGATGAGCTACAAGATGCTTTAAATGGTTGGTTCCCTAAATTCAATACTGCCTATGACCTGCTTGATAAGCACGGAGAGTGGTCAAAGGTTCCAGTAGCTGAAATTACATCAAAACTTAACGACTGGGAAAAACCGTACGAAGCCTGGAAAGATATGCCACAAAAAGCGATTGACTATGTGAAGTCACTTCCTGAGTTTAATGCTCAGATGTTTAAAAGAATTACAGGAATAGATACAGCGGAGCAAGTAGAGGAAATGACCATGGAAGAGGTGTGTAAGGCCCTTGGGAAAACAGTGAAAATTAAGAAGTAATCACTTAATAAATAAGAGTATGCTCGGAAAGATATTTAGTGCGGCAGTGGAGATTGTTACGTTACCAGTGGCTGTGGTCAAAGATGTTGCAACTTTAGGATTGAAAAAGGTGATGGATGAGCAATTGTATACCAAAGAAAAGTTGAAGGAAATCGAGGAAAAGTTGGAGGATATATTTTAATCCTTACTGAGAGCAGGAGAAGTAACCCCTTAATAAATAAGAGTATGTCAGAGGAAAAGAAAGTAGACGGGAATACAAGCGATGGGTATCACACTTTTAATGAGCTGTACGAGTTCCGAAAGGTATATAACGCGGTTCTCTTCAACGAGTGGTCTAAGCAAGGAAGGTACGGAGTTCACAAAAGTAAGAAGCATTCAAACGGTGATGAGTGCTTTGGTGGCGGCTGGTTTATCGTGATGGCAACACTGCCGACAGGCCAGATAAGCAACCACTACGAAATGAAAGACTGGGAATTGTTTCAATGTGAAGAGAGAGAAACCGCCGATAAGTGGGATGGACACACATCAAAAGACGTAGTAAGCAGATTGCTAGCCCTATGATCTCCTCACAATTAAAGAGCCAGGTAGTAAAAATACTACTAGAGCTAAGAGAAGAGTTCACCAAGGATATTGTAGAAGCCGAGAAAAATGGTGGCGGCCACTACACCAATGATGACTTTGATAGCCTAGAGCAGTTTATGTGTTGGTTGAGAAATAATTACGAAAACTAACCTATGAAAGACACCAATAATCCTGTAGAGAGTGAGATTGAAAAAGCTATTATTTTCGCAAGGACACCTGGGAAAGTAATTTGCCAAGTGTGCCAAGATGGCTTGTTTAGTCCTATGGATAAGCTCTCAATTGCTCTTTACCGAGAATGCACAATGCACTTGAACGATGATGAGTATAAGGAGAAAAACTTGCTAAAAATTATAGAGCTTCTATGAACCCTATGAAATCTGTTCCTGTAAAAGAAAAGTTTGAAAAATACCGCTGTCCACTGTGCCACTCAGACCACACTGGAAGATGCAGTAAATCTGTTCCTGTAGAGAGAAAGTGTCGATGGTGTTGGAACCTTTTTAGGAAAAAGTGGGTTCCGCATTGGACAACTACTGGGCATAACGTGTGGCGTTGCGGAAACTGCGGTTCACAAGAAAGTTTCCCTGATAATGTATACCCTAACAAGTAACTCTATGTCATCACAAACAACAGATATGTGGGAGAAAGAGTTTGATGAATATTTTGAAAACTTACGTTGGGATAGCCGTAAAGGGACGATGAACATAAAGGACTTTATCTCCCAATCCATCCAAGCAGCGCGAATTGAAGCCATAGAAGAGGAGAGGAAAAAACTGAAAGACGAAGTGGACGCTCTAATTGAGGGAAACCTTGAAAGGTTAAACCGCCCAGGGACAAGAATGACAACTGGCCAGACATGGTATCAGAATGCCCTAAAGGATGTACTAGCCATCATCAATAAGCATCAATGAGGTATGACCGGATTTAGAATAGAAAAACCAGTCCTTCAACCAGACATACGGGAACAGACCGAAGAAGAAGTGAAGGAAACATTCCATTTGGCGTTCAGGGATTTAATCGATAGGCTTCCGCTAGTTGAGGTAGTTCACGAGGTGATGAAACAGCTACCACTTGAAAAGTTAAAAACAGTACTTTCAAACCTAAGAAAAGGGAATTATGACTGAAAACCGCATCACCCAGAGGAATATGTACGCCGAATCATTCTACGGACTCGCCCGAAAACCCTTAGAGGAAGAAAGAAAACGAATTATTGAAAAAATCATTCAGACCGAATCCCTCAATATTAAATCCGAAGAAAAGGAAGAGATTTTGAAGAGGTTATGGACTCAGAGAAGGGACTTGGAGGCCAAGCTAAGACTCGCTCTTGACTAGGTAATTGAAATGTTTTAAGGAAAGACATATACTAGAGATAGGTTTTTCTTTTTAAGGGCTAATATAAAGCGACTCTTATTCGTAGGAGCCGAAGGACTGCCTAGCCCTCATGTTATGGTAGTCCTTAATAGGAAGAAAAGGCTCACATAAGCAGCAAATAGATTTAATTAGGAAATGGCAGCACCAAAGTATACAGACAGAATACTGGCTCAGAATGTAAGGACCCTCGCCTTAAAGGAAATCGAGAAAATCCTTCAGCCAGACTACGAAGATAAGGAGTTCAAGAAAGCGGTCCTCCTGAAAATCGCGCCTACTCTCCTCCCAAGACTGAACGAGCATACTGGGGAGGGTGGGGATGTGATAAAGATCCACCTCGCAAAAGAGATAGCGGAAACAGAAGACCTCAATGAACCTACATCAGACCCAAGCACAGATAGCAACGGACAAGCATAGGTTCCAAGTGCTGTGCTGCGGACGGCGCTGGGGTAAAACAACATACGCCGTAGAGAAGATAAAGGGGAAAGCTCTTAAAAAACCGAGACGGATTGCCTACATCGCACCGACCTTTCAACAGGCACGGGATATCGCTTGGCAGATGTTGGTAAAGGAACTGGCCCCGATTACTAAGAAAGTAAACGAATCACGGCTAGAGCTAGAAGTACATACCCTATCTGGTGGGACAAGCCTCATAGTCCTGAGAGGATGGGAAGCCATAGAGACGCTTAGAGGACAGTACTTTGATTTCATTGTGATAGACGAAGTAGCCTCCATGCGGAACTTCAATGTTTATTGGCATGAAGTCGTCCGACCTACCCTAACGGATACCAAGGGAGAAGTCCTGTTTATAAGCACTCCAAAGGGATTCAATCATTTCTACGACCTCTTTAATACAAAGGACGAGGACTACAAGGCCTTTCATTTCACGAGCTATGACAATCCATTCATCCCCAGGGAAGAAATTGACAAAGCGGCCAAGGAAATCCCAGAAGACCGATTCGCCCAAGAATATCTCGCCGACTTCAGAAAGACGGAAGGACTTGTCTACAAGGAGTTCGACCGGAAACGGCATATAACAAGCGACGAGCCGAATCAGGTAGTAGACATCATTCTCGGGATAGACTTTGGGTACACCAACCCAAGCTCGATACTGCCGATCAAGATAGACGCCGATAACCACTACTGGATTCAAGAGGAGTTCTACAAGACCAACCAGACCACGGAACAGATAGCTGAACAAGCGAAGCTCTACAAACCAACCAAAGTCTATGCCGACCCAGCTGAGCCAGATAGAATCGAACTGTTGAAGAAGTATGGCCTCAATTGTCGTGAAGTTTCTAAGGATATTGTTGCGGGCGTTGATAAGGTCAGGGAGCTATTCAAGCAAAACCGCATTCATATCTCGCCTGATTGCAAAAATCTTATCCACGAACTTGAAACCTATCGCTACCCAGAAAAGAAGCCAGACAAGAACGAAGAAGAAAAGCCGGTAAAGGAGAACGACCACGCTCTTGACGCTTTGCGCTATGCGTTGTACATGATTTCCCCTATAATAGAACAAAGACGCGATCCAATCTTCGACACCTACGGCACATACTATGAAGCATAAAACTACTCGCAAACCGAGACCAATCGTATAAACTATGGCCGAGCCTACTCCAAACTCTACACTTGGAGCAGAAACTGAGGAAAAGAGAATAATCGAAACCATCTTTAACGAGAAGGACAACTATCAGAAAGCGAGCCAACAGCAGCGTTCTGACTTGAACGACATCTACCAGGCCTATGTCGGGGAGATTACCGACACAAAGGACCGGAGCAAAAGCCAGGAAAAGATAACGAAACTCAGGACGGAAACGAACTATATCGTTCCGTCCATTTTTAGTGGAAATCCAGAACTCGAAGTCGAAGCCGTAGGTGAGGAAGACGCCGATTTAGCTCAGGTAGGACAGGAAATCGTCAATTACCGTCTGAGTACCATTCCTCAGGCTTATGAGAAGCTAGAAGCGTGGGTAAAGCAGTCCGTCGTCTTTGGAACATCACTCCTTCGTGTGGTCTGGGTATTCCAAACGAAAGACAACGAAGACGGTACAAAGACACCAGTAAAGGACGAGCCAGACTTTATTGTAAATAACATACTTGATTGTTTCTACAATCCGATCATTCCAGAGATAGAGTCACAGAAGCCAATTTTTAGAACCGTTCTACCGATAGATGATGTAAAGAACAATAAATTATACAGGAACACTGATAAGGTTGAATCAAAGGGGACGATTCCAGCAGATACCTATGATTCTTCAATGCAGGTGCAGAATGACCGTATCGACCTACAAAAGGCCTCTGAAGGGACAATAGAGCTGTATGAGCGCGTATCAAGCGATGGAATCTGTACGGTAGCTGACGGGAAGGAAAAGGTGCTCCTAAGAGATGAAAAGTGGGAATACAAGTCTAACTGTGTCGTTAAGCTCATTCACGAACCGAATGCCATACCAAACCGATTTGACGGCTATGGAACCGGGCATAACACCTTAGGACTCGGTAAACTCATTCAAAAGCTCGGGAATCGACTGACCGACAATGTGAACATGGCGAACACCCCAGCCTTCATGTTTAAGAAGGGTGCAGGTATTGATAAGAAGCAACTTGTTATCAAGCCTGGTTCTGGTATTGAAGTCGATGGAGATGGACCGCTTAGGGACAACATCGCTCAGATCGAAGTAGGAGACATTACTTCCGGCGGACTGGCACTTCTCAACCGTTTCGATGACGAACACAAGCGAGCCACCGGGGCTAATGACCTGATTCAGGGTGCGGCATCAAATAAGACGCTCGGGCAAGACCAGATTGCTTCCACCTACTCATCGAATCGCTTTGAACTCATCAACCGGAGATTTAAGCAGGCTCTAGCGGATGTTGGTCGTCACCTCCTCCTCATGGAGATTCAGAACATCCAGTCTATCGACGCCCCTATACTCAAAATATTTCCTATCGAGGCTGAGGTAGAAGGTGGGAAGATTCGCTACTCACGAGAGACGGTCTACAACATGCTTATCGCTGCTCGTGAATCAGGAGACCTCAACTTCAATATCCGAGTGAAGGGTGAAACGAATGTCTCACAGAACAAAGACCGGATGATGGAGCAGTTTAGGGAGTGGTATCAGGTATTCGGACCGATTCTTCCCCCAGAGAATCAATTGAAAGCCGCGAAGAAGTGGCTTGAACTCCGTGGTATTGACGGGGCGGATGATCTCGTTCCAGAACCAGAAGAAATGATGATGGAGCAAGGGGCGCCACAAGAAATGCAGCCACCGATGGGACAGCCGATGCCACAGCTATGACGACAAGAGAGAAGTTTCAACATCTCATTGACCTGAAGCAGTCTATCGAAAGCGAAGGATTCCAGACCTTTATCGTAAAGCCGATGTATGAGGAAATGGACAAGCTGAAAGGAGCCTATGACTGCGACACACTCAAAGAACTCTACCGGATAAAGGGAAAGAAACAGGGATTGAAGTTCCTCATCGACATCCTCAAACGAGTGGATTTGGACCTTAAAAATACGAAGTTAGAACTGGAAAGTTCTGAAGAGGGGCAATAGCCCTTCAACAGAGCCGTTCAGGTCGAAACACGCTCTGTATGCGAATGTAATTTTGGCGCATACTAACAATCTATTGAATTATGGATAATATCAGTACAGAAACACCCGTAGGGGGCGAAGGCGCTACTTCCTCTCAGGATAATGTCAATGTCGATACCCAGACTGCGGAAGCTCCCGTAGCTGTTAGCGACAGTCAGGAAGCGGAAGCAGGACAAGCAACCTCCCCATGGGATAATGACCCGAAGTTCAAAGGGAAGAGTCCAGAAGACATCTATCAGGCGTATAAGGAAGCTGAAAAGCTCACCGGGCAGCTGAGTCAAAAAGCTCAGGTCGCCAACCTGATAGAACAGGAATACGGTCTCACCCCTGACAAACTGAAGGCTCAGATAGAGCAGATGAAAGCCCAAGAGAGACAAGAACGGTACGCCAACAATCCGCTAGCTCCGCTCGCTGATGAGGTGTCCGAACTGAAAGCGAAGATCGCCCAGCAAGAGCAAGAAAAGGCTCATAACGCTGTGAAGACTGAGCTTGATTCTTTCCTCAAAGACAATCAATCCTACGAACCATTCAAGGACAAGATTTACAAACTCGCTTTAACCCCGAACATCGGATTCAACCCCGAGACCGGAGAAGAAGTTCCGTTTGAAACCCTCGCCCAAGAGTATTTCGGAGCCGCTCGCGCCCAAGGTCAACAGGACGCTTACAAGAAGATTGAGCAGAAAGAAATGACACAGGCAACTGGCGTATCAAGTGTCGCTAAGAAGCAATTCTCAGTCGACGACTTGCGGAATCTTTCTGTGGCCGAGCTAGAAGCAATTCTGCCTCACCGCAAAGATTACTAACGCCTCATTGCCTGTCACAAGATTATGCCAGGAGTAAACACCACCGGGACCCTGACCCAAGAAATGGCTATTCTCTATGAGAAAACATTCCTTGAGCGTCTCCGTCTCGAAACCGTTTACGACTTCCTAACCGAAAAGCGCAGTATTCCTGCGAATTCCGGCAAGACCGTCTATTTCACCCGCCAGACCGCCTTTGTTCCGACATCGGCCGCTCTTACGGAGGGAACGACGCCAGCCGTTTCGCAGTTTACCGCCGCGACAGTCTCGTGTACTGTAGCCACTTACGGCGCGTACTCTGACTTCACCGATCTGTTCTCTTTGACCACGATTGACGCTGGTCTCAAAGAGAAGTACGACACGATGGGTCAGTTTGCAGCCGAAAAGATGGACCTCGCTCGTTTGAATGTGATGGTCGCTGGTGCGACTGTTCAGTACGCAAACGACAAGTACACGGGCCAGTCCAACCCGCTGACCGCCCTCCTCTCGACCGACACTTTCGATGTGGCAGACCTCCGCAAGGTGGTACTGACGCTGAAGAAGAATAAGGCTCCGAAGTTCGGCGCTCCGGCTGGTAAGCTGATGCCTGGTGCCTACCGTGGCGTGATGTCCTCACAGGGCTATTACGACCTCTTGGGCGATTCGACGACCGGTGCTTTCACTGCAATCACTATCGCTACCGATAGCGCGAGCAAAGAGCAGGTCCAGAACCAGATCATCAAGCGGCTCGCAGATGTCGACATTGTGGAATCCAATAACATGTACACGGAAGTGTCCGCTGGTTCTGGTTCCGCAGCCGAAAGCGCGTACTCAAACCTGTTCGCAGGTAAGGGTGCCGTTATCGAAGTCGATATCAACGGTTCAGGAAAACCAGAAGTGATCTACAAGAAATCCGGCGAAACCACGACTTCAGACCCTCTGAACTTGGTCCAGACGATTGCTTGGAAAGTCGCAGCTTGGGGATGTGTCGTCGCTAACGCGAACTGGCTCATCAACAAGAAATCAGCAGGCGCAAGCTAAGCTGGTTGCTTTCGGGGGGTATCTCAATCCCTCCCGAGAGAGAGAAAGCAACCTTTAAATTAAAACTCTATGACACAAGTACTAGGCGACCGTGCTCTTATCCAGTTCACCAACATCTACGAGATGGAGGAAGTACCGGATGCTAGTGGAAAGAGGCTCGTTAAAAAGGAAGTCTATAAAGACTTTTCGCGTGAAGGGAAAGTACTCGACAAAGGCACAGGAGAGTTTGCTGACACACTGAAGAAAGGGATGATGGTCTACGCCATGCCATTTGGCGGCGTAGAGGTGGAAAAACTCTCTAGCAAGAAGTACCGGGTCGTTTGTATCCCGGCTGAGGATGTCTACCTCGTGATATGAAACTCCCGCTCAAGGGATTCAAGGTCCGTCCGGTAGCAGCGTTCATCAACGGCGTTTGGATGAAGCGACCGGATGTTGTCTCAGTCCATATCGGAGGACTCCACCTCTTAACTATCCCGAAGAAGATGTATAGCGTACCGAATGAACGCTATAGGACGCTTGAAGGGCAGGTTCAGCCTACCTTTTACGAGTGCGAGTACAAGCTGAAGAATTGGAAGCTGCTCTTGTCGAGGGGGCCGATTCTTCGTGAGAAAGAGCAGAAAATCCGCGACCTTATCGCCTATGAACGATCCTAAAGTAATCGGAATCATAACCGACTGGAAGCGCCACGATGGTTCTGAAGGATATGGTGGTGTTGGTTGGTACAGAATCATCAACCCACTCACAAAGCTCGGTCACGAATGGGTCGGGAAGATATCACTCGGAACGCCACAGCTTGCGCTCGACCTCAAACAGAAAGGTGACATCTGGCTTTGGAAGCCAGTCGATAACGAGGGTATGAATGTCATGATCGACACGGCCAAGGCATTCACGAATTCAACAATGGTACTCGACTTGGACGATGAGCCGTTTGCCATCGACCCTGACCATCCGCTCTATGACGAGATAAAGATGAAGTCAGAGCGGGTAAGAAGGATGATTGAGATTTCAGACCACATAATTGTCTCTAATCCGGTTATCAAGGAGTCTCTCAAGGACTTCAAGAAACAGGTTACCGTTATCCCGAATACCATTGACCCTGAGATATGGAATGTCAAGAAGAAGGAGCGCAATGACGGTAAAATACGAATTGGATGGGTCGGTTCCTCGTCACACATTGCCGATATTCCAGTCATTGAGGACGCTTTAAGAGAGATTCTCGACAAATACGAGAATGTCGAGGTGTATTTCTGCGGATTCGTCGCCGGAGACTTCGGCGGAGAGATGGAAAGCTACAAAGGAAGAGTCTTTAACCTCGGTGGGACAGTAAATTACAAGGATTTTCCACAATTCTTGGCGGACCTGGGACTCGATATCGCCATCGCACCGCTCAAAGACACGCTTTTCAACCGCTCCAAGACACCGATTAAGTGGTTTGAGTCCTCCATGCTTGAAATCCCCATGGTTTTGAGCGATGTGTCACCATACAAGGAGGTAGTCACGAACTACAAAAACGGCTATCTGGCGAAGAATAAGAGCCAATGGGTAAAATACCTATCTTGGCTCATAGAAAACCCCGCAAAACGCAGAGAAATAGGCAAAGAAGCGAAGCTGTCTGTCATCAAGAACCATACAGTCGATAAAGTGCTCCCAATCTATGAGAAGCTCTTCAAAAAACTCACGAAAAAAGAAATCACCGTTTATACTGCGCTCTCGGGGGATTTCGATCACCTGCGCGACCCAGAAGAAGACTATACGGCGAACTATGTTGCCTTTACCGATGCTCAAAGCGAAGTATGGGAAGTACGAAAGCCGTATTCCAGATTCAAAGATGACCGAAGAAACTCCCGTGTCCCTAAGTTACTCCCACACCTTTATCTTGATACCGTTTATTCCATCTATCTCGATGCCAATATCCGATTGAAAGTACCGGCGCAAAAGTTGATAGACGAGTTTCTAAAGGATAAGGATATTGCGGTCTTCCGGCATATCGGGAGAGACTGTCTCTACGACGAAGCGGAAGCCAACATCCTTCTTAGGAAGGGAGACCCGATTGAAATATCAGAGCAGGTAAGGCACTACGCCGAAAGGAAACATCCGAAACACGCTGGTATGGCCGAGTGCGGTGTCATCATACGAAGGCATACGCAAGAAATAAACGACATGAATGAGAAATGGTGGGCGCACTATACCAGGTTCAGCGAACGCGACCAAATTTCTTTCCCAATGGCATTTGACTTGGAAAAAGTGAACTTGATCGAGGGAAGCGCATGGCGTCATCCGTACTTCGACTTCATCGGACACAAGGACGAGAAAAATAACGTGAGACACACATGAGAATCATATATATTCCATGGGGCGATGAGAACCAAGCCTCTTCAAGACTCCGGGTGTATAAACCTGGGGCGCATATAGCAGACGCATTTATCGGTAATGTCAAACAGTACGAACCGACTGATGTTGTCATCATCCAAAAAACTCCTGACCGTGAGGAGATGAAACGAGCGCAGGAAGCAGGGGCGAAAGTCATTTACGACATTGATGACCTCTATTGGGACAAGCCAGAATTCAGGAACATGGTAAAAAATGCTGATCTTGTCACTGTTGATACTGAGGAGAAGAAAAAGAGACTTGGCTTCTGTGGCAGGCACTCTAAACCAGCCGTTGTTATCCCAGATTGTCTTGACTGGGACGGTGAGTACCGAACCGAACAGCCGAAGAACGGAATTGTCGGATGGACGGGTTACGGAAACAACTCAAAGTATCTCAATGACATCAAGGACAAGTTACCGAAAGAGTACACATTGCGGCTTATCACATCACCAAACTGGTACAAACACTTGACAGATAAAGAGTGCAAAGTGCAAAGCCGACCATGGAGCCTCGACATGGTTGACCAATACCTGAGAGAATGTGAGATGAGCGCGTACTATCTCCCAGAAGGAGAATTTGAACAGGTCAAAGGTATGCACAAGCTCCTTAAAAGCTGGGCTAACAAAGTCCCCTGCTACACATCACGAATGCCAGACTATGTGAAAGCGATGAAGGAAGCCGGTGTCGGAGAGAAGTATCTTGTCGATGATTGGTCGAAACTCAAGAATATTGGGTTTGATGAAAAGTGTTACCAGTACGCCATGCGGTTCACATCAGATAGGATTGCTGAATTATGGGTCAATACCATCAAGAGCCTCTGACTATCATTCATCCGTATTACGGGCAAAAGGACATCCCGCTGCCTGTGATTCAAGGTGTCCGTATGGTGATTGTCGACGATGGGTCGCCAGAGCCATTAAAATCGCTTCCAGGCGTTGATATATACCGGATTGAGGAAGATATACCATGGAATCAAAGTGGGGCTAGAAACCTAGGATTTCACGTCTCAGACGGGTGGATACTCTACTCGGATATTGACCACATCGTTACGGAAGAAGTTATCGATAGCATTCGAGGGAGGGATTGGGATAGAGACTCAATCTACTGGCTTGGTCGGACAGAGAACGGAAAGGCTATCGAACCGGCGTACAACTGTTATTTCATTCATAAATCTGGTTTCGAGAAAACTGGCGGGTACGATGAAGACTTTGCTGGAGGATATGGGTTTGAAGACACGCTTTTTTACACGCTGGCAAACAAGTACTTGAATCCCGTCTCATGGGATGACATAAAACTCGTTTGCCGAGCCGATATCGGTAGTTCTAAACTTGAACGGAATCATAATTTCGAGAGAAATAAAAGAATTCTCGATCAAAAGCTCATTGACCCACAACCAGTCTCGACGCCACAACTCAGATTCAAATGGCATGAAGTACAAGAATAAAATCGGGTTCCTCGGCTGTGGGGAGTTTCCCATGAAAGGGGCAGTGAATGTCGATATCCGACCGCTGCCTGGGGTTGATGTGGTCTCTGATGTGAAAAAGCTCCCGTTTCAGGATGGTGAACTCGCCGGAATTGCTTCAAGAAATCTCATTGAACATTTCTCACGTTTTGAAGTCGGCCCGATGGTCAAGGAGTGGGTACGTTGTGTGAAGAAAGGTGGGTTTGTTGAGACGGAAACGGTTGATATGGGACGGGCGATGGACCAGTGGAGGCAGATACCTGAGGAAAACTTCATCGACTGTATGTATGGAGCCGAAACCTATGACGAGAATTTTCATAAGATGCTCATGACTCAGGAAATTCTCACCCGACTCTACGAAGAAGCAGGACTCGAAGTAACTAAAGCAGTGGGTTTCATTCATCGTTCCATTCCTAGAATAATCATTACCGGAATAAAGAAATGAAATACTGGAACACGGAACCGAACTATGACCCAGGTCGGATGATACAGATTGCTCGTGCTCTTGAAGGGATAGAGTGGAAGTCACTCGTAGATATCGCCTGTGGCGAGGGAATAATAGCCGAGGGTCTGTCATGGATTTTCAAGGAAAAGGAAATATCGCAATTCGATATAAAAAGTTACCCAGAGTGGAAGCATTTAAGAGTGCGGACGGAGGAAAAAGACCTTGTAGACTTCATAAAAGAGGACAGGCACTACGATGTCGTCCTGTTCCTCAATTCATATCGGAATGGGAACGAAGGATTCGGAGAAGTGAAAGATGAATTTGACGCATGGCTTAAACGCAACGCTGTATATTTTATTACTTCAGGAACAGACGGTGATGTTATCGGCGAAGATGTAAAGGGGCATAATCTCATAATCAGAAAAGTATGAACGTCCTCGAACCAAAAGCCACCGGAAAAGAATATCTTGCAGTCAAGGAAGTTATTGATTCCGGTTGGTGGGGTATGGGTCATAAGGTAGCTGAACTTGAAAAGAAATGGGCTAAGAAGTGCGGGTCTAAGTACGCTGTCGCGGTCAATTCCTGCACAGCCGCCTTGGATATCGCTGTCCGCATTATCCCGCTCCAGAGTCCAGTAACCGTCTCGCCGTTCACATTCGTTTCCTCTGCCTTAGCGCCTTTGAATGCCGGATTTCAGGTTGAATTAGTAGACATTGATCCGAAAAGTTTTTGCACACCGGAGTCGGATATTCAGGTCATGTACGCCGGTAACATTTCAGGAAAATCACGATCAGGCATTTATGACATGGCACATTGTGGAGGAGGGAAACACAAGGGGGAAGTTTCTTGTTGGTCTTTTCACGCGGTGAAGAATCTACCAGCCGGAGACGGAGGAATGCTTACGATGAACGACCCTGAACTTTACCGAAGGGCAAAAGCCCTTTCATGGTGCGGCATTGATAAAAGTACTTGGGAACGGAGCGGTAAGAAATATGCTTGGGACTATGACATCCAAGAACCCGGTCTGAAGTGCCACATGAACGACATCACGGCCGCTATCGCCCTCTGTCAGCTTGAGGAACTGGAGGAGGGAAACGAATGGAGAAGAAAGATAGCCGAATGGTATGACGAAATGCTCCCGGAATGGGTTGAAAGGCCATTTAGAAGCTCAACATGGCATCTTTACACTATCCGTGTACCGAGACGGAATGAACTCTTTGATTACCTCGGTGAGAATGGAATAAATTGCGGAGTGCATTACAAGCCGCTCTACAAGTACCCGATATTCAGCCAAGAACCGCTTCCAGTAACCGAGGAAGTATTTAAAGAGATTATTTCCCTGCCTATTCACCGGAACCTGACCGAAAGCGATATCGAGATGGTTTGTAAGAAAATAGCGGAATTCTATGGAAACAGTATTTAGGGCTGCCGAACCAGAAAAAACAGTAGCGAAACCGGCAGAACTTGTAGAACTAGGGGACGCTGGTCATGCAGATCGAGCGATTCCAAGTATCCCTGACATGAATCAAACCAGCCCATTAGAGAAATGGGAGATTCAGCATGGGAAATACGGTTTGGAGTACCTCGGAATCAAAGAGGTTGGCAAAGAGTTCCCCTATAACGCACAGTTTTCAGTCGTTGATAAGTATATAAAGGAAGAGATCAAGTCACGCGGTTACGATTTGACGCCTGAAAAATGGCAGGAAATCCTGGCAGAGATAGAATCAGAGATTGGAACGGGAAAACTCGACGCGCTCGAACGACTGAAGAAACTCCGTGGGTATATTGATGTCGTCCGTAAGTACCGAAAGGCAAAAGAACTAAAAGAAAGATATATCGAGTCCCCTGACCCCTCAGTGTTTTCGTAGAGTTTACGCTGGGGGGCCAAGGGTCTTGACATGAATAATTGACTCTGAAACTCGAAATGTTTTATAATAATTACATTAGAAACTCTACTCTTTTAATGGGCAGAGTTTTTGTCTTTATATGCTGACGCCGGAACTAGACCAGCAACTTCGGAGCGTGGATTATACGAACTTTCTCCCGATGGGGCGTGTGAGAGGACTCACGAAATCGGCCTTGAAATCCGTCAGCCCTGAGAGTATCCGGGCTGGGGCAGCGGCATTCGAGCGGGATGTCGCTCAATACGAGATGGCGAATAAAGCAAAGCTCATGAAGGAGTTTATGCACCGCCGGAAACTGGCTGCCGAAGCACAAGCGCAAGCCCAGTTTCGCAAAGTATGGCCAGAGGGAATGAGCGAGCAACTGGTCAATAGCTTCATTAAGCGGAAACCTTTCATTCCTTACAAAAATAACCGTCTACAATAATGGCCTACACACTTCTCACTCTTGCGGATATTAAACAATCGGTCGCTGATCGCCATGATAATGGCGTGGTTCCGACGAATAGCACGGTTCTTGCGAGGTATGTCAGACTCATCAACCGAGGAATCGCCTACTGTGCTGATAAGCTCCGAATTTCTAAGCCAGTCACTTTAGCTGTCACTTCTGGGGTAGCCGATTTGCCGGATGACTTCATACTGGCGAATTCAGTTTTCATCGGACTTGTCGAATGCTTAAAAGTTGACCCGGAGGATTCAGCCGTACACTTTGGACCAGTCTATTGGATTACCGGGAATCAGACGGACGGATTTGTTCTGAACACCCCGACTGACGGAAGTTATGTAGTGAACTACGCCTTTCGTCCGTCTCCGCTTTCGAGCAACACTGACATCTGCATAATTCCCGACATCGAAGCCGTCTCCGCTTATGCCTACGCCATGCTCCGAAAGGGAGAAAGCGACCCGTTCGAGGACGCCGATAAATCGCTTCAAGAATGCGACTCACGAATCAGGGAAATGGCGAGTGCGAACGCCATCAACTCGGATGCTATCGGCTTTACGATGGACTTTGAACAGAACCAGACACAGAACTGGTTTACCCAACTCTGATGGCTAAGAACATCGAAAATCAACAACTGGATGACTTTGGGCGTGGTTTGAACCTGTTCACGCGGGATACCATGCTCAAAGAAAACGAGTCTCCTGAGGCGCTCAATGTCTGGGCGGTTGGGAAGAACTCGGTTGCGAAGCGGCCCGGGGTTGTGAAACTTTGCACTATCGCCGGGGGGAACCCGATTGACGGACTCGGTGCTTTTTACAACGGAGCAACGAGAAAACTCATCGCCATGTGCGGTGGGGCTCTGTACGATGTCACCAGTGGAACCGCCACTGCCCTTTCTGCCTCTCCCCTTACGGCAGGGACGTTTACCTCTGGAAATCGGGCCGATTTTTGTCAGGCTGGCGGGTCTCTTTTTGTTGCGAACGGAGTCGAAAATATACGGGTCATTGATTCCAGCTATACGGTTAGAGACCAGACGGGATCGGTCGTAGCGAAATACATGATTTTCTACAAATCTTGTCTCTGGGCGACTGGGAACCCAAGCTCTGGAAATGAGACGAGACTGTATCGCTCTGGTTCGGATACGAATATCGGTAACTTTACCTACGGAGTGACGGCCAATCCTTTGGCTACATCGGTCTACATTTCTCAGTCAGACGGACAGTATGTGACCGGAATGTTCAAACATCAGGACTATCTGTACGTCACCAAGGAACGCTCTTTGTGGCGCTCCAATGTCGGAACAGACACTTATCAACTCATCACGAACGAACTCATTGACCCGGCGCGAGGCTGTGATTCCCACCACTCGATTGACTCGGTAGACAATGACAACTTCATGTTCCAGGAGCAGGGAGTCTACGCCACGGGATATGAGCCGAACATCCTCGACCAAATCCGTACTAACATCGTATCGCTTAGAATAGACACGGACCTTAAAAGTATTCAGAAATCCAGACTGAACGATGTAGAAGGAATTTATTTTGATAACCACTATTATCTCTCGTACACGTCTGGTGGTGGGAGTGTGAACGACATCATAAAAGTCTATGACCGACAGAGACTGGGATGGTGGGAGTTCCAGATAGCGATAAATGATGTCTTCACCGGGGCTTCATGTTTCTCAGAGTTCAAAAACGCGTCCGGCGAAACCAAGCTCTACTTTGGATCACCTGTAGACGGGTCAATCTATTACTTCGATGATACAGTTAAGCAGGATTCCGGTTACGCGATAATAACGACTTACAAAACACCGAAGCTCTCGTTCGGAAACTACGCTCAGATGAAGTTCTTTCTTGATGTCGAGTTGTATTTTGGTCGTACCCCAGGAAATCCAACCGTCAATGTATATGTGGACGGAACCTTAGCTGCCACGACAACAGTACAGCTCGGAACTACTGGTTCAGCGGGTTCAGGAATAGAGAAAACAGGTGTCGGGAAAACTGGTGTCGGTGGCGGTTCTCTTACGCCAGTCGACTCCGGCGGTGGAGACTTCGTAAGAATCCCAATAGGTCAAAGCGGTCGAAACATCCAAGTGGAAATAACCGACGAAGACCTCACCGGAACGAAGTCATGGGAGATAAATGCGATTGTATATAACCTGAAAAAGTTGAGTAACTTATATCAACCGAATACTTTAAGTTAAAAATATGGACAGACCAAACCACCTCGATAATTTCGGAACGAATCTGACGACTGGAACCAGCGCCTCGGACACGACTTCTCCGGTCGATTCCGTCCCATCCATCGCTGCGCCGTTTTGGGTGGCCTTTGATGCGACTAACATCAACGGTCATTACGAACGGAAGCTCATCACCTCAAAGACAGCGACGAATATCCTCCATTCGGCATTATCGTTCGACCACACCACAGCAGAAGAAGTGCG